CTTTAGTAACTGTTCCACTACCCGCAGTAGTTGACCTAAAATCCAGCGATAAAGCAGATGCACTTATGGTTAACGCGCTACTACCGACAGATGCAGAAATAGGCCGAATTTCTGTTACGCCAGTAGTTGTCCCAGTTCCTCCTTGTGCAGCAGATAACGGTGTAGTTAATCCAGTTAGAGAAGTAATATCCGAGTTAGCACCAGACCGTGCTACGTTAGCATCACTAACAGCCGTGTTTAACTGTGCGATCGTGAATGATCCGAGAACAGCCGCATTACCTACCGATGTTACGTGACCTGTTAAGTTGGCATTAGTAGTTACTGTGCCAGCCGTTAAACCCGCTGCCGTTCCAGTACAGTTTGTTAATGTTCCACTGGATGGAGTTCCCAATGCGCCACCAGAGTCAACCTTTGTTGCAACAGCAGTTGCTACTGCATCAAAATCTGCCCCTATTTCTGTTCCTGAAACTACTTTTGAAGGATTGCCAGTTAATAGCGCATCCTTCGCTGCATAGTCTGTAATCTTTACGTAATTAGACATAATTAATACCTTAAATTATTGTAATCTTCCATTTTTTGTATATAAATCAATTCGTTGTACAGATAAATTAAATCCATTTATCTCTGTCTCAATACCAAATTGCAATACTCTCCCTGAGCCAGAACCATATGAAGATAAAGTATTTACAGACACACTTCCTGAGTATTCATCAATTCCATATTCTGCAATTCCATATTCTGCAACTGTATTTACGCCTGACAGCGTTTGTGTTTGCGAGAAATAATTAACTGAGAAATCATATGCCCATTTAAAAACAACAGTTTGTGTTTGAAATCCAATTAATGTCAATATAGCTTTCTTGAAAATGGAAGTCTGCATTGGATTGCCAAAATCAATCCATGTAGTAAAATATGACATCCTATAAGTGCTTGAATTGTCGGTATAACTATGATACTTGGCAAGGTTACTTGCTTTGCCTAAATATAATGTTCCAGCTTTTGTTTCATACAATGCTTTAGGATTTATATCCGTCCATGTTGTAGTTCGTGAAGAACCATCTTGCAACGGGTATCTAAGATCAAAGCAATATGTTATCGAAGACGCAGGAAATGTAAGAAGATAGAATTGATTTACTCTGGAATAACATGATTTAACATTATCAAGTGTCTCAAGTGATGAATAAGTAATTACGTCATCATTAACATTCTTGCTGACGTTCCTCATTGGAGAAGAACCGCCCTGTATTGTTCTCATCAATGACCTAACTCCATCATTTGATAGAAATATAATATCTTCACCTGTGTTTTGCACAGAATCACGGGCTATACATCCAATGCCAATAATGCTATCGCTTAATGCCATTGTTGATGGTGTACTTGCGCCAGAGTAAAGTAGTATTTGTTTACGACCAAATATCACAAGAAAGTTATTATGAGTCGCTAAAGCAACAATCTCATCACCACCAAGAGGCCAAACACCAATCAAATCTAAACTACCAGCAGAACCACCAGTCCACTTTTGAAGTGTTATTACATCACTCCACTTTATAGTATTCTTATCTGTTGTTGTATCTGCACACCAAACCCTGCCATATGCACTTGTGGCGGCATTTGCTTGCAATACAGTACCAGAATATGAGGCATGTTCTGAAAGCCTTCGGAATGTTGTTGTAGATACTGCGGGGTCATATATCAATGGGTCATAACCACGCTGAAAGAATACAGCCATGCCATTCAACTGAGTAAATAACCAATTATTAGCAGAAATTGTTGGTGCAACACCGCCACCTCCATAAGTTAGCGTAACAAGTGTTGTTCCTGATAGTTTGAATAAATACCCGCCACCAGCAGCAAGCGTAGTTGAAGTACCATCATTTAAGATTAGCTCTCCAATACAAGTTATATTTGAAGTAGATAAATCAGAATTTGCAGTATGAGTTGTTGCCCATCCTTTCCTTGAGGCGATACGACCTGACTTGTCAATCACGCAATTTATTGCTTCTAAAGCAAAAGTTGAAGCTAAATCAACAGGAGCATCCTGTTTATTAACCCCCATAAAACCGGGTGCGCTAATAGAAAATGGAGCAATTTGCTGACTCATTACACTGCTACCCAAACGTCATTTTCAATAAACCGTGATGATTCTAATGCAATCTGATCTGCAAGAATCCCTTTAAACAATCCATATGCCTCAGAACTATTTAATCCTCCATCCTCTCCGCGCTCAACTAAAGCACGAGCATATGCACCCATTTCTATTGCCTCATGCGGAAGTATTAAAACGTCACTATCAGCACTCAGGTCTGCTTGCTGAACGTACAGATTAAAGTTTAAAGTATATGTCCCATTTGGTGTAGGGAATAATTCAACTTTGCTATCAGTTCCATCATTTGTATTCCATGCGTAGTATGCAGGATTTGCGTTACTGACTGTTGTAAGCTGTTGTTGGTCAAATATCCACTTAATCGGCGCATTTCTTAACCTTGTTTTATTTGTTGTATCGTTCACTGATATATCTTTTGGCTTCAATCCAGAACCAGTAAGTGTATATGTAGAAGTACCTGAAGAAGTAGTTAAAGGAAGCGTAACTGACATCGCATCCCAATCCCATGCATCCTCTACCTGTCTTTTGGCATCATTAACAAATTTTCCGATCAGTTGAGAGTAACTGTTAGTAGATACAGAAGCAACTGACGATTCTCGCATTCTAGCAAGAACAGCATTTACAATTTGTAGATATGTCATTGTTGATCTCCATTGAACATCCCACCTTTTTTAATTGGCATTTTAGTTGGCTTGCCATAGTCATATAGTTTTCTTTGCAATCCATGAGCCTCAGATGGATTATCAATGCCAAATTGTTTCATTCCAGCCGCAAAATCTTGTTCTAAATAATGCAATTCTGCTTCGTATTTCTTCTTTTTTGCGCCTTTGGATGTCTCAATCAATCCTTTCAATCTTTCAGCTTCAGCTATGGCATAGTTTATTGCATTTGAATACTCAGGCAATTGCAATGCCTCTTGCCTTAACAAAATATCAGCACCTTCTGTATAAGGCCACATTTCTTTTTTTGCAGTAGTTACATTTTCATCTGCAAAGTCAAGTAACCCTCTGGATTTAAATGGCGCATTTTGACTTCCAACTGGAGAAATCCTAGCACCTTTTGGTGCTAATTCAATTCCATCTTCAGGTATTATAGTATCAGGATGTAGCATTGAACTTGGCAATGGTTCAGGTTTTGGAGTTACAGGAAGTCTTGTAAAATAATCTGGTATCATTTTCTCTTGATAATAATCACTTAACAATCCTTTCCGAATCCACGGCTGAGTGAATCGTTCTGCAAGACCACCAATAGTTGCACCGCCAGCTATTCCGGGCAATCCCCCGCCCAAAGCAAATCCTGTTAAACCACCCAATGTTCCGCCAACACCATATCTACTCCACTTTTCATCAAAAGTGGATAATGTTTGCTTGGATAATGTTTGACCAAGTGAATTAGGATAATTAGCAGCAATTTCACCTACACTTTTAATAGTCCCAGTTAAAGCGTTATCTTTAGATACTAATTTAGCTATTGCATCAGCATTTACAAGTCCTGTTGCATCATTTGTGGCATTTTGCCATGCATGTGATTTTGCTATATATTCCCTAGCGTCTTTCCATCTTTTAGACAATCCTTTATATGCGCCATTTGGATTTTGGATTGCCATATCATCCATATAATTTGAAATTATATCTTCTAATGAATTAGCTATTCCCATCTTAGCATCAGCCAATGCTGACTCCTCTACTGACATACCACCAGATAGTTCTTTTTTATATAAAAGATTAGCTTCTTTTCTATATTTGCGTGAAAAATTAACTATGTCAGCACCATTAAATCCTTTGCGTGATAGTTCATTAAAATCATTAATGATCTCAGGTACATTCTTGCTCATATATTCAGCAGAATGAGCGGTCATCCCTTCATAGTTATTAAGACCTTGTAATTTTGCTTGGAAATCAGCAATATATCTTTCAGGAATAGTTGGTATTTTTTTTATCGCGCCATAAACAACACCAGCATCTTCCCTTCCTTTTTTATATAAAGGGGCAGATAATTTTTCATCCAATGGCAAACCCAAATCTTGCTTGGCGATTAATGGAAGTTTCCGTTCATTTGTTTTTGAAAGTGACTGATTAAGATCATGCTCCCTAGAAATTCCAGTTAATGCTCTATTTGTTAGGTTAGGGTTTACTTCAATTGGATTAAGTTTTATGCCTAAATTTTTAGCCTTTAGTGCCGCATCCATTTTTGCAGCATTATCAATAGCTGCTTGTTGTTCTTCTCTAGCTCTTGTTATTGCCCCAGATTTGCCAGCAGCACGCAACCCACCCACAAGAGGAAGTTCGCCAAGTATAAGATCAGTTCCAAATTCACCCAATGATTGTCCTGCAATACGACCTTGTTCACCATTTATCATTCCGCCTACTGCACCTCCAGCAGCTCCAGCTCCCTTCCTTAAGTATTCAAATGGCAATGCAGCACTTTCAACTATCTTTTTCCCTGTATATGTTTTTGGTTCATATGTTAATCCTTGCTGTGTTCTTCTAACAGTTTCTGCCGCCTTGTCAAAATCTCGTTCTGTTAGTAGTGTTCCAAGTCCAGCTAACCCCCCAGCAATTTGCCCACCAAATCCAGTTATTGCAGTTGTAGCAGCTTCTGGTACACCATATAAACTTTTAGCAACTTGGGTTGTATAAGGGATATTGCGTTCAAAGAAATTAGTTGTAGGAACAGGCGTAACAGTAGGCTTTTGAACTATATTTTGTGGTTTGGCAGGGCGATTGTTAAATTGAACTTCCCATGCCTTCATTGCTCTAGTTGCTTCTTCATCCGAAGGAAATGGATATTCATTCCCATCAGGCATAGTGTACATATCCATATTTACTCCCACTTACCAGACTTTGAATTCCATTTTTTTGCTGGTGACTTATTTGGCTTTGGCTTTGGTTTGCCAGATGCCCGTAAATATCTCTCACCACCAGTTGTCTCAGTCGCAGCATAATACCTATCTATGGTATTTTTAGCATCCTCCATACGAATATCTGCGAGTTTCAGCAATGTCTGCTTGTTCATTGGGATTTGACCAAACAGAACTTCTCTAACTATTTCCGCCTCTCTTTCAGTATTCATCATGGTGGCTGTTATGCCAAGTGCTTTCATTTCTGAATACATTCCACTGCCAAGCATTGCACTGGCAATCTCAGTGTCTGTCGCCACCTTTCCAGCAAATTTATCACCAAAGAATGCTCTTATCCTAGCAAGATTTTTCAACTGCTCTGCACCAACCCCAGTTATTACATCAGATTTTTCAAGATGATTTTTTAGTTCCTGCGCTTTTTTCAAACTTATCTTTGCTTGTTCAGCTTTAACATATAATTCATGAACATCTTTTGTGCTTAATTCAGCAGCTTGACCAGCAGTTTTATATTTAGCCTCTAAGTCAGGGTCTTTTTTTGCTGCTTCCTTTGCATATTCTATCTGTCCTGCAACAGTCGCCTTGGTTACATGAGGAAGTTTAGGTAAATCGGCATTATTAACAGATTGTGTTGCTGCAATCGCCTTAGGTTGCACTGGTGCTGGAGAAGGTATTTGAACTTGCGGTTGCACTGGCACTGACACTTGCGGTTGCACTTGCGGTTGCACTTGTGGTTGTACCACCTGCTTTTGGACATGCGGAGAAACTATTGTTGGCTGTGTAATTTCCGATGGTTCAAGCGCACTAGTTTCAACAGGTGACGATTGTGGATATTCACTTATTACTGCTTCTTGCTTGTTAACATTACTAGACCACGGAACAAATCCTTGTTCATCCACGTTAACAGGTGTTTGTGTAATAATCGGTTGTTCTGCATTTCTAGTAACTTTGTTTTTACTGTCTTCTAAATATGCTCTTAAATGTTGCCCCGGAGTGTATTCAACTCCTTTTGCAGGCGCAGGCGCAGGCGCAGGCGCTTTTACAGACCCGCCTAATTTAATATTAGGATATTTCTTAAGAATTTCCTTTGTGGCTTCATCTACTTGATATTCAGGAATTTTAGTTTTAACCTGACTTGTTACTCCACGCCTCTCATCTTCTGCCGAACTTATTTTTAGCCAATTATTATAAACGGTTGGCGCATATGCGTCTGCTAATTTCATTGCGTCATCAAAATTAACATTACTATCTACTAATTTACCCAATAAATTTAGTCTAAATCTCTCTTGATCTAGGAATATAGATCGAGTAACTGTATCAGTATTATTACTACTAGATTGTTTACCAAGCCCCTTGTAATATAAGGCATGAGCTTTCTTAAGTTCAAGTTCTGCTAGACGTGACTCAACAGCATTCGCCAATATTCCTAATTTCAATTTATATTGATTGTCTGTTATCTGACTTGCTCTAGCACGAATTGATGTAGGGTCTTCTAAATTTACACCTTGTAGATATTCTTGTTCTTTACGCGCCTTAACAACAGATGCAGGCTCAACTCCCATCATCCCAGCACCTAAACCAACCAATCCAGAACCAACTCTTGAGTATCCTCGCGCCATAAGTTGTCCGGGCGTTCCTGAGGCATTGCTAAATGCTTGCTGTGCAATTGCATTTTCTTGTTGATTTTGTTGTTGCCATGCCTGTTGTGGAGTTAATCCGAACAAGCCAGAAACAATTCCGCCAAATTCATCCATTATCTACCCCAATAATTTTGTATGCCAGAAGAAGCAGCCGACAACATTTCACCCCATGGGCTAATTTTATTTACATCTTGCATAGTCAATGCCGCATCCTTTATTCCTTGACCTAGTAACATTCCAGATTGCGCTGTCGCAGCTGTTCCTTTAGCACCTATGTTAATTCCCATATCCATAGCATTCTGTCCCAAACCTTCTAGTTTAGATGCGCCACCAATTGCTGTTGCATAAGGGTTATATGCGTCAGATTGTATCCCATACATTGACTTAAGCATATCTCCACCAGCACCGACCATACCAGAACCAAATTTAGCGTAATCCATACCGCCTTGTGTCGCTTGTGCTGCCAAGCCTAAGTCTTGTTGTTGCAGTGCATTGTAATATGCAGCCAATTCTGGATTGGCAGCAAACTGACCTGCATTACCACCAATAGCAAGTCCACCACGTCCTTGTGCATTTAATCGCTCTTGTATGCTTGCAAGTTGATTAGCTCTAGGCGCGGCAAGTAATGCTTGCTGTTCAGCCATATATTTTGCTGCTTGTTGTTGTGGAGTGGTAGATAGGTAATTATTACCTAATCCCATCATTGTGCTTGATGCTTGAGCCATTGGAGCGGTTGCAGCTTGCGCTCCACCGTATTGATTAAGGAATCCACCAGACATATCCATCAACTGGTCTTGTTGTGCCTGTAATCGCGGATTAAGTGCGTAACCTGCGGCAGTTAGATTACCATTGGCATCATAACCAAATCTTGAAGCACCAAAGTTTGTCGTTACACCAACTGGTCTGAATTTAGCTGCATCAGCAGCAATCTTAGCTGCCTGAATTTGAGCGTTCGCACTTGTTTGTGCCGCGCCTCTTGCTGCATTGCCTTGAACAAGGCCGCCTATTGCATTCAATCCGGTTGAAAGCAATCCAGCCTTATTTTGTGCTGACATAGCATCATAAGCACTTGTAATTCCACTAAATAGACCACCTGACGGATGTGTACCTTGGATGTTCGCAATAGACGAACCAATTTCTGAAGGAGTATATCCAGCAGATAGATAAGCATTTTGTTCTGCACTAGGCAAAGCGTTCCATGCACTCATGGCAGAACTTGCAGTGCTTGTAGGACTTACTCCAAATCCTGCGCCAGCATATCCACCCATGCCGCCTGACAACATACCACCAAGTACATTCCCACCACTTGCCGCTGATAGTGCGCCACCAGTTAATGCACCCGCCGCCGCTCCGCCAATACTTGCGCTTGTACCAAGTAAAGTTCCTGCTGCTGGCCCTAGAAAATAACCCGCCACTATTGGAGCAACTGTTTGAACTATTGGACTATCTATAACCTCGCCAATAGCATGTTGAATTCCAGATGTAAAACTACAACCCATAATTAACTCCTTTTAACCAAATAATAATCATGGGCATCTTGGTTGTATTGCTCATAACCTAATTTAACGAGCAAGTCACGGATGCGAACATCATGCGTTGATGCGTATAAATTACCATTAAATTCATCGGTTATTTTTTTCATCGCCGTTACCGTTCCTTTGGTAAATTTATCAAATAACAACCAACCTCTAACATTACCCGGCAATCCATATTTCTCAAGAACAATGATCGCGTCTTTAAATTCATGTACTGTTGCAGTCTCGACTATCTTTAGAAAAGCATCGCAATGTTGTTTTAATGTTTCGCCTTCATAAAATCTACCCCTGCGCTTGTGCAGCCATTCCTTCAGGTTGCTCACCAAAAACCCCCTGTTGTCTTAATTGGTCAACTATCTCAGGAGTGGCTTCAATAAAAGTACCATCCTGTATAATTCCAGCAAGTTCACCTCTTTCATTTACAACAAGACTTCCGTCATCACTTACAATATATTTCTCGCCATCCACAATGGCGACACTATTTCTAACTGCAACTGGCGTACCGTTATACATCACAGTTCCATTAAAACCAGATTGTTGTGGTTGTGCCATACCTGAAGATAACATGCCATCCATATGTACTCCTAGTTTATTGACTTTGGTCTGCCACGTTTAACTAACACCCTCTCTTGCCGCGTTTCATTGGCACTTGCTTCTTTGGCATCGGGTATGATGGTTTTTGGTTCTTCATGCTTAATCTCCTCATAATGTGACTCTTTACGCATTGTCTCAATATCCATTGCATCGCTAAATGACACGGTATTGCCAGATTGTTTACATCGAAATGTAACTAGCATATTTTTGAATATCCTAAAGAATAAGTTGCAGCATTGGCATTGTTTGCAGTTACCAATAACCTAAAAGTAGCAGGAATAACATCATTAGCTGTCGCATTTGCAGAAGCAGTTAATCCGGGATATACACGATAAGTATTTGTTGAATTGGTTGTAACTGCCGCGCCAGCCAAGATCGTGTAATACTTACCACTTGCAATATCTTTGCCTTGTATTGTAAGAGTTACAGAACCAGTACCAACGGTTGTCATATCAAGTACAACAATCAATCCTTTATGATAAGGATTATGAACATCAGAAAGTGTTTGTGTCGTAGTGCGTGACGCACTAGCAAGAGCAACTACATTCCCATTTTCTACACTCATATGAACCCCTTGAAAAAGCCCCCTTTCGGGGGCAGTTTATTACCAGACTGGACGACCTACAAGAAACCGTCCAGTTGTTGATGCCAAGTCAATAGCACCAGCAGAGTTGTTCAGTAATGTTAGAGTTACTGTATTTGCCGCTGTTACTGCGCCACCAATAACAGCATCAACAGTATCAACCCCTACTGATACACCCATTACAATATCCCCAAGAGCAACACCGGGAACTGTAACATCAAGAGAAGCAAATGTACCAGAACCAGTCGCCGCATTACCAAAATTTAATGCAGTTTCTCTAACAAGCCAAAGTTCACTGAAAGCACCTTGAAACTGCTTGCTGCCACGTTCAATAACTGTAGCCATAATTACCTCCTTTAATTAAGCTGGAACTATGATAGGTAGCGAACCATAGTCACGTAATTCAGCAGTTCCAAAGATGCAGTCAGAAGTAACCAAGTACCCAAGATACTCTTGCTTGTATTGTTGTTGTGTGCGGATAGATTGAGCTTCAGCTAATACCATTGCATCAGGATGCACCAATAAACATGCACGATATTTGGTGTCAGTTGGAGAGGATGTATTCCAGTCAACAGTTAATGCGAAATCATCTGTGTATGAAGCACCAGTTGGCGCAGTAGATGAAAACGTACCAGATTGCGTACCAGTAACACTATTAACGTGAATCCACGGACACAAACTTGATGCATAAACTTCCACGCCATACAAGTTACCAATACGACCAGTGCGGATAGTTTTCCCATCACCGATAAAGGCTTGCTCAGTAAACCTTGCAATACCACGCAAGGTTCTGATTACAGTAGGAGGAACAACAAGTCCACATTCAGCAGTATTAACATCTGAATCCTCAAGTGTTTGCATTGCCTGTCTTAATCCAGCATCAGTTAATGCAGTTCCATTTCCTGTATTGGTATTGGCAGCACCAGAGAACAACGTGGAGCCATCACCACCGATAACACCTTTTTCATACAAGGCAGCAGCAGATACAGTTCCACCTTGAGCAGATGCGCCAAGCTTATGTAGTTCTGCATCAATTCTTTTTGCTAATGCATAACCAGCGTCTTTTGTATAAAATCTACGCATACCATCCAATGCAAGAAGATCAGCAATATCTTCATACATCTTCGAGTATTCATAGTGCTTGTTGATGCTGATTGTTATTTCGTTTGCAGTGTCTGCAATCAGTGTAACTTGAGTATTTACAGCTTTTGCAGAAGCTTCGCCACGTCCGGGATTAGGGCGATGGATTACATCACCCTTATGTTTTTGATGTTGAAAGACTTCAACAAGATTACGCATGACGGTCTTTGCTTCATAAGTAGCAATAGCCTCGTCTTGCCATATTTCACCGATCCATTTATCGGCAACAACAACTCCAGTTTGATTGGTTCCTAGTCCCATGATAAAACTCCTTTAATTTATCTGGCACTAGAAATTAGTACCAGATTGTTATCTAACTCGCTTTTCCATATATGCCAGCTTGAATTCTTCAGCTCTAGCATCATATGCCTTGCGATCATTAATCATCAATTTCATAATATCAGTGCGCCGATATATCTTCTTCGAGGTTTCTCCGCTACCTCCAGAATCAACTCCAGCAGCATTCAACTGTTTATCTCTTACGCCTTTTTCGGTTTCAGAGATATTAGATTGCCGCGATGAACGTAATTCCTTATAAGTAGAAAGCAATTCGTCAGCAGCTTCAACATCATAATCATTAGCTTGCTTAAACAACTGTTGTCTAAATTTACTTTTACCAACCCATTCAGAAAAATTATTATCCTGAACAACTTGAGTAAAATCTGGATGCTTAATAGCCAACTGTTGCTGTGCCAATACCTTACGAGCGTTATCTGCTTGTAATGCAGCAGATTGAACCAATGGATTCTGTTCAATCGCCCTACGCATAGCTTCTTTCGGATTCTCAAAGATGTCCATCTCATCACTGACATCTTGTTCCGGTTGTTTCTGTACTTGCAACTGTGACTTAATCAGTTCATCAGCAAGTCTGCGAACCTCACCAAGCTCATTCGCTTGTTTACCCATTTGATTCCGGTAAAAAAGTGCTTGCTTTGCAATTTCTGAAGGGCTCTTACCTTTAAATTCTTCAGGTAGAATGTCTTCCAGCACACTTTTTGATTCGTCTCTTGCTGCACTTTCCTGTTTCTGTATTCCTTGCGAAACAGTATCAAGTTCATTTATATCTGCAAATACTTCATTTTCCATGCTTTTTCTCCTTGTATACCCTATACAGGTACTATTAGTTTTAAATTAACACACATAAATAATTAATGCAAGTATCTATTTTATCTCTTTTCTTTTGCAAGTTGCCTATGCCGCTTTTCTCGAATATCTGCCCATCTATTCCATGCGCCGGGAAATCCTTCATCTGTCCCGTCAAGAATCACATTCCCTAGCCCAAGTGTTTTCTTCGCCTCTTTGCCACATGTTCCACATGGAACAATTTCAACTGTATAGTCAATAAATCGTTCAGTAACATGCCCATCAGCACATTTAAAATCACGCAATACTCTCATTGTTCACCTCTGTGCTGCTCAAATCCTATCTTGCTCATATCTTTTAATGAAAGCATCCAGTTCATCATAGATATTTCACCACGTTTAAAATGTAACGTTTTTTCATCTTGAATAGACATTACATTATTTGTCGCATTAAGCATTCCTTGTATATCTTCCATTAAGTCAGCCCATGCTTCAGTATTCATCATTGCCAAACGATTCTCATAATAACGTTGTAATTTATCCATAATTTACCTTTATTAATTAAAGTATTTCATTCTTAAAATTGCTGCTATATATGACAAATCTGCATCAATGTTTTCATCTTCGTGAATAATATCAATGTCTTGCGTATACTCAATAGGTATTGCTTCATGTTGAATTTGTTGTACTTGAGCTTCTTGTATCTTTTCTTGTTTTACAGATTTTATTGCTTGTAACTTTGCTTTTTGTATCTTTAATGCAAGTTTTAGTTTTACGATTAAATTATCTAATCCTAAATCCTCATTGAGTCTTATATCTTGCTCAACCAACCTAATTTCTGACTTTACTTCATCTTCTTTTTCTTCAAGTTCAAAGTAAGTAAGATAATTGAATTCTTCTTTAAATTGCTTGACAGTTTTTTTACGGATAGGAGCAACGTATGTTTCCCATCCGCTACCTTGTGGAGTTGATATTGTGATATTTACATTAAACCCACTAGCAGTAGCGACTGCGCGAGTTGCAGTAATATTTAATCCACCACCTAAAGCTATACTTGCATCAAATCCACTAGCTGTTGCAGTAGCAAGTGTAGTGGTGATAAAGAGCTGTCGATCTACATTAGCTGTAAATCCACTTGCATTTGCAGTAGCAAGTGTAGTTGTAATAGAGAGTTGCCGATCTACATTTGCAGAGAATGCACTTGCGGTTGCAGTAGCAAGTGTTGCAGTTACATTAAGATCACTGCTAATATTAGCTGTAAATCCACTTGCAGTAGTGGTAGCAAGTGTAGTTGTAATAGAGAGTTGCCGATCTACATTTGCTGTAAAACCACTTGTAGTAGCCGTTCCTAATGATGTTGCGATTACAAGTTGTCGATCTACATTGGCAGTAAACCCACTAGCATCAGCAGTAACTAGTGTAGTTGTGATATTAAGATCACTACTAGTTACACTAACAAATACCTTTCGCTCTTGGGGGGCGAAGATTTGATTCCACGCCTTGCTCAGTGTGCTTGCATCAATAAGTGCTTGGTCGCTAAAACACTCGTCAGGAGAGATTGCAAACAACGCGATCTCAACCGGAGCTGTATATTGATCTGTCCCATTGGATGTTGTTGTGTACCCGCCAACGTTACAATTATAATGATTAAACGTCTGTGCGCTTGTGCCTGAATTAAGCACTCCGTTCAATGCTACCCTTGCCCTTCCGGTGCTTCCATTGTAACTCCAAGTTAGCGCACTATATTCCCCCACAGTGGCGGTGTTGGAAGACGCTAACATCACTACCACCTCAGCTTTTATCAGTGCTACCCCTGCACTATTCAGCTGGATATAGAATCCCCCCAGCCCGGCTACTATAGACCTGAAGCTAGTTGTGTATAGAGCGGCAGGGTAACTACCAAGATTTTTAAAAACTATTAGTCCGGATGACGCATTTAGTTGCATTCCAGCATTTACGCCGAAATCAACTCCAGAGTTGTAATTGCTCGCCGTTACTTTGACTGCCCGCCCGGCAGTACCTACGCCGTACTCAGTAGAGTTACGCAGCGTGGCGGAGGGGGCCGCTTCTCCAAATAAACTGACTCCTGGCACAAAGACACACGCCCATCTCCGATTACCAAAAACAGTTCCTTTGTTTATCTGTACCGGACTCTGTGGCTGGCTAGTCCGCGTGATTTTACGGCGTATCATTTATGCAGGGTACGTGATAGGGGTATACCAGCACTGGCCACCTGAACTGGCAGTTGTGTTAAGTGCTTGAACCATTGAATGCGTTACGAATACCCACCATTTCTGAGGCATTACTCCTCCAAACAATGATGCAACATTGATAGGAGCAAACTCATAAACCCTATTCGATGTGGTATCTGTTGTAATAGATGTGGCCAGTCTTAGTATGGAATTCCTTATATCCGCACTCGTTACTGTTTCTGCACTTGACGTACCATCAAATACATCAGGATATGTTGGCGTATCGTTTAATACCGCACCGACATAAACTACAATTTGTCCAGCAGTTGGAGCGGTATTGTTGGCTTTAAATCGACCTGCGAGTAACACGTCATTTGCAGTATTAGTAATAACGCCAGATTCCCAACCAGCAACAAGGGTTGAACTCGACGCAAGCCCATCTAAATCTGTTGAGCCAAATACTGCTACGGATGCACCGTAAATTGGTATAAACCCAGCCATAATACCTCCTTATTGGCTATTTCTAGCCAGTTCAACTTCTTGATAGCTTAAATTACCCTCAAACCCAAGTAATGCAGGTGAACCAGTAGTGCCTGTTCCGGTGGCAAATAACTTCTCTGCTCTAGTGGTTTTGCGGTACATGATTGCTTGGACATTGTTCCATCCGCCTGATTTGGTTGCACCACTTGCACCAGATGGAATTCCGGTTAAAGCATCTTGCAATCCTGACCGGATATTTGATTTTGTTGCGTTAATAGAATCACGGCCAACCAAAATAGTTTGTAAGTTAAACTGCTTCCCTTGACAAGCCAATGAACGATTAGCCCATGTCTGAGTTCCATCAGGAGCATCAGAAGGGGTAAAATTCGCCCATGTGATGTTGTCGTAAATGTCTGACGTAGAAACACTTGTTTTCCAAACGTAGAAATCAACTGACGCAGGAAGATTATATACTTCAGCTATCGCATACGCTCCGTCCCCGTTCATTGGATATGCAGACAATACAGGATCAGCAATAATGTCATTTTTTAGTGTTGTTAGTTGTGCAGGTGTCAGTTCTGCAAAGGCACTAAACGAAACAAAGAATAGTACAAGTGAGAGTAGTAGTTTTTTCATGATTTATCCTTTTATGCTTGTGATAATGCGAATGAACCAGATGCGTTCAATGTGATATTTACAGCTCCAGCTACTAATGATGCTGCACCAGTTGAACTTATTTCAAGATAACCAATCGCTCGTTTATTAGCATCAGTATTATTGTATATAATACCGTAAGCACCGTTAGTGAAACCGGATGCATCTTGAGCTAATTGCATTACTGTATCAGCCCAATCCATGCTTGCACCTGTAGATGTTAATGTCCATGCTTCAGATGTAAGAACTAATGGGCCAGTATAACTTGTGCCAGTTGTAGCCACTTGATTTGTAGCGAAATTTGTAGTTCCTGTTCCGCCCCAATGAGGCGCAGCAGTATTTACAGCAGGAACCGTTGCTGTTGTAACAATCCCCATGCGCCAATCATCACTATCAAGATCATGTATCTTATTTCCAAGATCATGCAATCCTTGTGCAAACCACTTCATTGTTCCTTGTGCCATGTCATTACTCCTTATTCAATATCATATTTAGCACCAGATGGTGCGGTTACTTTAAAAGGCTTCCTGCTTTCTTTTTTTAGTTCAAGTTCTTGTTTTTTAAGTTCATGTTCTGCAAGTTTTAAAGAAGTATCAACCTGTCTATTCTGCATATCCCCTGCCATTTGCATCTTTACAACATTTTCATTGCTTGAAATATCTTTCTCCTTCAACATCAATTCTGCAATCTTAACTCTGCGCTCGAAATCCTTTCCTTCATTATCTTCGTTTAAATTGTTCGATAATGACGATAAAATCTTAGCTTTTACAACATCTGGTGCAAGTTGCGCCTCAGTTGCAGCTTTTTGTGCTTCAGCCTGAGTTTTTTGAACATCAGCTTGCTTCTGTTGCATATCAAGTACCATTGCTTGTTGTTGCATTTGAGCTTGTTGCGGGTCAGGTTGTGCTTGTTTGCTCATTTGCTCAAGCATTTCAATCTTATTATGCAAAGATGAGTTCTCAATCACACCTTGCATTAGAATTGGTGTTAATGGAGAGTCTTTGCCTAAAGTTTGTATCAGGAAGGCAAGTTGTTTTTGCTCGTATTCACGGGCAATAATACCTAATGTAGCCATTGGAACAAACTTAACATCAACAGCAGGATAGCGTTCAGGGTCAAACTGCATGTACCGCCATGTTGCTTTGTAAATAAACGGGATTAAAAATTCTTCCTGAAAATTTACTAATGTTCTCTTGTACTTCTTAATCATGGTAGCGGTAGCCATATCCATGTTGCTATCTCTCGATACTTGAGAGACTTGACCGCTAGAGTCCATTGTTCCAGAAGCCATTAAGAGCATACGCTCAAACTCTTTGCTTGTTTCCATTTGTACGCCATCACTAGCACCAAACTTGAACGGAAACATGATTTCTTGTGGATTGCCGTTAACCATGACATTCTTGCCAGCAGCAACTTCAAACTTGAATCCACGTGGAACTCTAGTTGCATCCATTCCCATCATTGGAGCAGTAGTCAGTGCAATAGAATCAAGATGTGATCTAATCGAACCATCTATAGCAGCCTGCATATTAAGTGTTTTTTCAGCCGTACCGCGTCCTAATATCCTATTAGGTACTGTATCTGCCTGATAACAGATAATTGGCCTGTCTTGCATCATATATGGTGATTCTTCAGCCTTTATGATAGCCGAGCCATTAGCCACTACAATAATGGCCTCTACCATATCCTCGTAATCTTCAAATTCATCACGAATATATGGTGAAGATTCGCCTAAAATATCCTCAATTTCTTCATCTTCTTGATTTAAATATTCTTTTGGAACAAGTCCATAATATGTAAGCAAAAGTACCTTATCATCACGATAATCTACTGTTTCCTGTGTTGCTTCTAGTGAGTTGTCAGTATAAAGAGTAGAAATATCTATATCACGATACTTCCCGCTTTTAATACCAGAGATTACTTTATGAATTGAAACGTATTTTTCAACAGCAACACCCAAACAGTCATCAACAGACGTACCATTAGGGTCGAATAGGAAGTTATTTGGATTTACTGGAGTTAAACGTACTGAAATACGTTCTTTTTCACCTACACCATATGCAGCCATTTGATTATCAACTGGAACTTGCATTGGTTTATACTGTTTTTGAGTAGAAACAGTGATTTCACCTATACCTGTTCCATAAATCTCAGCTAATAATGAGATGCTTTCAATGGATTTTCTGATCTTATCTTGGTCGAAATCATCTTTTAGCTGGTTTTTTATCTTTTCTACGTCAAGTTTTGTTCCATTTGCGTCTACAACATCATCTTTTATGTCAAAATACTCACCTTGACCAAAAATAGCTTCCATGATCTCGGCATGACGTGTTTCGATTGCTTGTTGCGTTGCAGGAGAGACAATCTTGCTTCTTTCTGACTTTTTGGTCTTGTCAGAATCTTCAAATTTACCACGGAAATTACGCTCATACTTCTTCCAGTCATCAGAATAGTTCTGATCTCTGAAATCACGCCATCTATCTGTATGCGAAACGATAAAGTTTAATAATTCTTTATCATTTTCAGTTGGTTCATAGTATTTTTTACCTTCAGGTTCAAAAATATCTATAAACTCTGGCGATGTTTCATCGTGGTTTATAATTGCCATTATATGCACCTTATTATTTATATATTACATTCTTCTGGATATTCAAGATAATATCTTTCTTCCATATCAGTAAATTTTTTTACATTTTTCTTACAAATTTCAATGTACTCTTCAATTGGCGTATTCCGCTTGCTATTTTTGTAAAATGTGTCTTTTTGTTTATCAAAACATTCTTTTAGTGCGCTTTCCCAAGTTGATTTCCCTTTGTCTATAAAATCCTTAACAAATTTTTTACTTTCTTCTCTTGTCATATTATATCCCAGTCATCTCATCCAATGGTTCATAATCATCATAAGAACTATGCGGTTGATATGTAGTCTCTTGAAGGTGGCTTATATAGGCAAGGGCATCCAAACAATTATGAACAAGAACTCCATCAGCAAAAAACTCATGCCTGCCTTCAACCATTAGGTCGTAAACTGGCACGTTTTTCTCTTGCAAGCCTTGCCTGTTTTCTGTTTGTACATTCTCTACTACAAATTTTCTGGATTGACATTTTTGGCTTGAAATTATTCCCGCATTCACAACATTGCTTTTCAGGAAGGTCTCGCATGAGAGATCGTTTAGCATGTTCTCTATGCCAAGCAATTCCTTCTGGAGATGCATGCCATTTTTTTGTAAGGTGTCTGATACTTTCCAAATGCCGCAAACTTTGTTCTGTTTTTCCTCTGAGACTTCGCTCTTCTCTATGTTCGACTTGATGTGCGGCACTTGATAAGCAGACAAGGTTGGAGATGTCGTTGTTTTCTGAATTCCCGTCTGCATGGTGTACATGGTGTCCATCTGGAATTCGCCCGTTATGAAATTCCCAAATGTCTCGATGAAGCGATCTTGGATTTTCCTTCCATTTCGAGTGGCTTGTATAGTATAACCTGTGGCTTCGTTGTTTAGCATTTGGATAGCGGTGATACAATTTTCCGTTAAATTCAATGGTTTCTCGCATGATACATCCTTTAATGAATGACATTCAATGATTATATCATCGTCACTTAAAGAATCAAGACTTACCCATTGCCTATTTAATGTAAATATCCTATGTTCAGGTGTTGCTATAATACCGTATCGAGTGATAACTTCTTTATTGCCTTTACACCACGCTTTTAATACCTTTTTGAATTCACCTGAGCCAGTTAAGACATAATCATCAGTAGTAACCTCAGATATACATTTCTCACCGTTAAGAGTCATTATTAATGTGCCAGCAGGGAAGCAATCATCATGTACTCTTGGTGATGGGAATCCTATCATTTCACGCTTAATTTCATCCCAATTCTCATCTTCATTGAATACAATCCTACCATGCTCTAATAACCCTTGCAATGCGTATACTATCCTATTCTCTTTTGCAATACCACCAGTAGAAATTGAATGTATATGTGCAAATACTTGGTTCTTACGCATCAAATCTTCCAAATAAGGAAGAACAGCTCTCATTAAAGCACCTTTTTCTATCCCAATCGCCAAAGGTTTATGTGTTCGTATTGCCATCAACACTCTAACCGCCGATTCTCGTACATCCCACCTGCCATAATCAATCTTCTGTACCCACCAATGACCATTCTCATAAACTCTAACTACTGCTATTGCAAAATAGTCAAGATTGCTCTTTTTACCTGTTTCAGTAGTAACCCCAGTATAACCCGAAGGATCAATAGCAATATAAGTAGCATATGAGCCAAGTGGTGCTTTACCAGTTTTTAGCCACTCTATTCTTAGTAAGTTAGAACCAGCCGTATCCCATGATGCTTCATACTCTCTGAAGAACTCAGCACTGCCCATAGACTTTTTAGCAGCTTCAATCTCTGATCTCTTGATATAAGGATTATCAGCAGTAGTGAACAACCATGACTTCCATTCAGGATCATCACCATCCTGACCTCTATCAAATATCTTACGGAATTCAACTGCCTCAGGTTCAGGTGTGCCAATAAACAATGCTCCCCCTTCCATATCAGACAAAGACGGTCTTATGCTACTTTCCCAAGTTCCATCCTTAATATCCTTCATTTCATCCAGAATCGCATAGAACAGTTTCTTACCTCTTAACCTGTCTGGCTTGTCAGCACCACGAATCTGTATCTTTACACCATTCTTTAAAGTGATATCACCATCATTGATGTGTGCTTTAGCAATAAGCGGTTCTGCAAGCATCATTACCAAGTCCCACATCAAGTCATATGCCATCCCCTGAGTAGGTGCTACATACATCACCCTTGCATCCATTGAAGGGCATTGTAGAGCCTTTGTAATCAACATTACAGCCGATAACCGAGTCTTACCACATCGTCTGCCAGCAACAATCACTTTGAACCGTGTATCGTCAGTATAGACAGTTCTCTGCCATGGGGTTAGATCAAACTTTAACTCAGCCATTACTTTCTATCACATTCAACTCTGGTCGAGCATCACCAATAACAATAGTAAAATTAGTACCACCAGTACTACCCATCCCACCATCAGACTTATCACCCCACTTAACCCTATCCAACTTAGATGCTATCTTCATATAATGCTCAGACTGCATCCTGACTAACGAAACTTCCTCAGGTTCAGCATTCTCAACAAGATTAGTAGCCTTCCACTCCAATACGTCAGCCCTTGCTCTACCAGCCAAGGAAATAGCATCAGGACAGTTTAACTCAATCCAGCCACGCAATACTACATACGGGACTCCAAACTCCTCCTTAGATATGTCAGCAGGGTTATCACCTTCAGCTAACCTCTCTACCAGTATATCTCGTATGAAGTCATTGCCTTTAGATGCTACCAGATCATCTAATAACTGATAACCAAGTAGTTTTAGTGGTATTAACTTATCACTCATGTTTAATTAAATTAAAACGTATCCGACAATACAATATTATGTATATGATTACCACATACAGAACACATTAATAATGGACAACCATTTTCTTTTTCTTTGTAAACAACAAAAGTCTTATTCCCACATGACTAACAACCTAAAATAGTTAAGTCGTCTTTAATTTCAACTTTAGAACCACTAAAATTTATAACATCACCCATGCCTATAACCTACCATCTCTACTCTTTATACGCTCATCATTCAACATCAAGAAGTACTTAACCCTGCTAGCAGGCACTACATCTGCATTCTGCCATCTACACCATGTCGCAATAGATACATCTAACTGCTTTGCAGCCATAGCCAGTGTCAATCCCAATTTCTCTCTTAACTTCTTTAAGTCTTTACCAGTCATAACATTAATCACTCCATCAATAGGGCCGGGAAACCTATATTTAACCGCAGGAGAATACTCTTTTTCAAGCCACGCATTAAGGTCATACCACAATATCTCATCAGTTATATAGTATTTTTCATCTTCTTCAAACATATTAGAATAATTTGAATAGTACCACTCCGGTCTGTAGTTAACCTCTCCAACAGGCGATACTCGTAATAGCCTAGTTCGTGCAGCAGCAGCTACAGGGAAGTATTCGTTGCACTCTACAAGCATTATGACAGTTGCATCATATATAGAATATATACCTGTCTTACGATTATCACTGAGAATTATAGGAACATCATGTTTCCTCTTTTCATTCTGACTTTTAACGTAATCATTATGTCTATTAACAAACTTGGTATACGATTCAGTAGGGATGCTATAGCTATCAGGCAATGGTTTATACGACTCATATGGTTTATATCTTTCATCTACTTCTTCATCTGATATTAATTCACTCATAACGTCTCATCCTCAGGATAGTTTATCTCAGCATAATACTTAACCCTAGAAGCATGCGATATTTGACTCCTAAATACATGCCATGAACCATTATCATATCTCGCCATGTCAATCCAACCAGAGTCATAATTAGGTGCATTGCAATATACAAGGTATTGCTTATCATCTAATACAACTTCTTTATCATATATCTTCCAGTCAATCATATTACCTCCTTTTGTGTAGTATAGCATAATGAGAGAGAGTGATGAACTTTATTTTGTGGAGGGGGGTTATATGAAAAAAATTTCCCATGCACGACTCACCCTCCCCCCCGCCTTGCGTTACTATGGAACCATCAGCTCAGATCATCCACCATGATGACACATAACTACCAAGATGAGCATGTATAGCTATCACATAACGAGAGACTATATATGTATACGTACACAAGTACCGATATTTGTATTATTGCCATTCATTTCAGAAATCCTTATTGTATTCATATACTTAACCTAAAAGATGATATATGTTCAATAGAATCAATGACTTAAGATTCGTTTCTAAAAACCTTAATGGAATCATACACTTAACCTAAAAGCTGTATTCGTTTCAGAATTCACCAATAGAATCATATACTTAACCTTAAAGCTGCAGTTTGAGAGAGTTGAGTTAGGGAAAGTGTAAAATAAAATATCCTTAATAATCATATAGTTATAAATTTCAAAACGCCTTTATATACCATTTCCGCAGAAAACCTGCGTTAATCACTATCCCCATGATTTCAAAGGCATATTTCAGAGAAAGTATCTTTTAGGTTAACATGTTGATTCTAATAAGGTTTTTCAAAATGAATCTTTTAGAGTGATAAAAAGTGCCTATTCATTTGAAATAACGCTAATGCAATCAACTAGTTAGTTAAAAAGCTGAACTATTTAATATTTTTCTGATGATTTATTGATATAGATCAAGGTTAAGTTTGAAAATATCGGTAATATGTGAATCATGCAATGTTGCATATCTAACAGGGAGTAGCTAACGATGGAACATTTACACGTTTTAGAATTACGGCTATCTAATGAACGCTTGCGCTTGGCTAAAGCAACAACAATCAGCGAAATAAATTATCGAACCGTTCTCGTGGATCAAATGATCAAGGAACTATCGCATGAAAAAGAATTCATTGGCTTTGAGCAATTAAACAATACATTAAGCGATGATGATTTGCTTGCGGAGTTAATCAAACCATGATCATCTTAATATTTACATTATGCGTAATAGCTGGCTGTTTAATAGGCCATAGAATTAATAAACTACTGAAACGCTATCTGTAAATCCTTCTTAATTTAACCAACCAGGAAAAATAAAAATGACTAGAACCGAAGCTGAACGAAACTATAAACAAACGTTAGTCGCTTTAAGAATCGCTGAAGACATATCACCTGCAGCTTACGCCACCGCATGGGAAGCGTATAAAATATCTACATCCATACTTGTGCAAGCCGAGTTAAAAAGCCCGACATCGAAAGAAAGTAAAAAAGCACGTGAAATATTAAGGCTGCGCAACCTTGGGCTAGACGTTTAATATATTACTGAGGAAAACAGAGTGCACAACCTCGCACTATTTGAAGTCGGGATTATTTAACGGGTTCTTGATATAGATCAAAGATAATTTAAAAAATTAGCCGATAATTACACCAATGCAACATTGCATAAACAACCAGGAGAATTAAAAAATGAGCAACCAAATAAACAATACGCAAGACACTATCGACAGCCGCGAAATAATAGACCGCATTGAAGAACTGGAAGGCATCGAAAACCCAAGCAACGAAGAAGCGCAAGAATTAGCAATCTTGTTAAAAGTACAGGAGCAGGCTGAGGGTTACTCAGACTGGGAGTATGGCGAGACCTTGATAAGGGAATCGTACTTTACCGATTACATCAAGGAACTGATTGCCGATTGCTACTCAATGCCTAAGGAGTTTGAATCCGGCGCATGGCCCTGGCGACATATGACGCTCGACTACCAAGCCGCAGCGGATGAAGCAGAATACGACTACACACGTATTGACTTTGACGGCGTGGATTACTTAATCAGGAGCTAACATGCAAAACTTAATAATTAACTGGGTTGCGCCGTTTCTATTTGGCGCAATTGTCGCAATACTGTTTGTAGTGGCGTTATTTTTTCCGATTAAATAGGGAGGCAAAATGACTGAAGATCAAAAAGCATTCGAGGAGTGGTATTTTGCCGGTGCTAACAAAAAAGCCGCCGATAAAGATAGCCACGGCAATTATATATATATGCCAGCGAATATAAACTGGAGAGCTTGGGAAGCAGCTTGTGAATATAAAAACACACAAACAAGGAGATCTAAATGAATACAATTACACTATACAATGATTTCCACAGTACATCTGTAAATCTCAAAATGAAGAGTGCATTCCCGACAAAATCCCAGTTAAAGCGTGCAAAAAAAACGCTTTGCGGAATAAGCGGATGTACTTGTTCTGGCATCATGGGAATGCGTGGAGCTCAAGAAGTAAAAATAATCGGGCAAGAATATTTGAATGGGGAACTTGTTCCTAAATTTAGCCTACCTTTTATAATTCAGGCGCAAGGGAAAGGGGAAGCAAAATGAAAGAACTATTCGACGTAAAAATATCAGCACAGCGCAATCTTGAACGCGCAGGCCGTACATTCTCAGTTACAGCATGGGAGTACCAAAAAGCAATTAGAAACGGCTATGACAACAGCATTGCTTCGGCACTCAAAGCAAAACGTGCCGAACACCTTGCAGCGTTAGATGATGCGCGAGTCCATCATGATGCGACGATGGAACTTTGGTACAAGTTCCGCCCTGCTGACCGCGACAAAATTGGCATAGTGTTGATGCCGTCCGATGTTTATGTAAAATAAGGGGAGATTATGAATAACTCAGAACAAGTAATTGATACACGAGTACATTTTAGATCCAGCGTTCCAAAGTGCTCTACTGCGGAACAATACGAAAGCTGGAAAAATGGCGCAAGGCAAGCCGTACCTAACAAATATGGATTTTGCGAAGATTGCACGCTTGATTTTCAATCTAAAATGATACGCGCTCGAAAATGTGAAAACCCGGATGTCATAATAAGCGACATGGAGAATTAATCCCTTCCAGTGGCGCGTATGCTTTGTTGTAGCTCTCGCGCCTCTTGCTGTCTTTTTCTCGTTCTTTCGGCTTCCTCTTGATAGATTAAATGCGCCCTTGGATTAACTGTAAATTGTGTAGGCCTTTTGGCTGTTCCATCTATGCCGTTTTTGGGTATCAACCAAGAAAACTCAATCATCCTGTCTAGGCAATCGTGCATGACTGATACTGGCTGATCTCGCCAAGCATACGGGCCTTCCTTGTGCATCTGGGTCGTTGTCGTTTCAGTCAGATTCTCAGCAACTAGCCATGCCGCTAGAAACTTTGCGCCCTTGCTTGAATCTGTCTCACACACTACCGATTCATAAAAAGCGACCATGTGTTGTAATATATGTTTAATCATATAATCAACAGTTTGTTGCGCTGTCACTTCCGATACCTCTATATTAGTTGGATGAATTTTCCCTGCACAATCAACAACATGGAAACATAGCATCATCCTTGCTATTATCCCTTCCCATTTTCCAAGTGCTGTTATAAATGCCTTACTTATCATGCCGCTATTGATAATCCGGTAAATATACTTAACGGCATCCCTGTAAATAAAGTAAGCCGGAACACTTAGCCTAACGTAATAATCATTCGGTTTTAAATCTGCTATATATTCTAGTACTTGCCTCCATGCGTCCGCATAATCGGTATTAATAGCACGTTCAGCTGCCTGCCCACCTTTTTGGTTAGATGTAACAATTAAAAACCGTTGCAATAATCCATCATCATCCATCTTGCTTGCAAGTGCTGCCAATTTTGCAGGCTGTATGCCGCCGGATATGGTCGCGCTCCAATTCTCTATGATATATGAGCCAGCTCCGACCTTATCAATTTGCATCTGCCCGCCGTTATATGCTCTTAACCATAATGGCCTGTCAGCATTAACACCATACGCCTTGTAAGCGTCCATAGAGCCGATCCAAGCCGATATTTCATCATTGTGTATATATACACCTGACGGCATATCCTGTAACGCTCTTTCGAGTCCTTCACGGGTTAAAACGTCACACTTTATGCGACGTCTTTCGTATCGTTCAGGCTGTTTAGGTTCCTCAACCTCTGGATGCTTGGAATCCAAGCTTGCAATTGTGTATTTTTTTAATTGCGCCGCATATCTTGCATCGGCAATTTCTTGCTTTTGCTTGATAATTGCGTCGTCTTTCGCTACCTTCTTGGCAATAGCATCAACAGGTTTTAGCACTGCATCCATTATTGGTGATTTTTTAGCCGAAGATTCCCCACAACAAATAGTCCAAAGCCGAGCGGATTCGTAAAATCCATCCTTAACCTTTAACTTTATTCTGTCATCCAATAAGCCTGCTACAGCAGATAGTGCAATTATTCCGCCAAAAGCTGGATCGGTATTAATAACTTCAGCCAAATCAAATACATGGTCATCAATCACCTTTGGCAATAATCCGCGCTTTAATGGTTGCGCTGCAAATTTCTCAAATAAATTAATCGGCTCAGGATACTTGTCTGCGGTAGCCAGATATTCTTCAGGCAAAGGCGGCGGGATTCTTGGTTCAACTATCGGAATGGTATAAGTATATATTCTTGACTCTAACCATTCACTCATTGTTTCACTATTCCAATTACCAAATTCATTTGATAAATTCCAATCATCAGGCATTCCGTCAACATTGACAATCTGCACATTGCATTCTAATTTAGTTAGGATATAACCTATTTTTTGCAATGACCGGATGCCTTCATCGTTGTTAATAGGCAATAAAATCACGTCTCTGCCAGATAGATAATCCCATTTAATTGCTCTTGCAGTATTAATTCCGCCACGCCACGCCAAGCAAACCATATCAGGCAATAATTCTCTAGCTATATCCGCAGACTCCTCACCATTACATACAAACACGGTTTTTTCTGGATATTTTGCAAGCAAATCAAGACCATATAAAGGTTGTTGACCATACGTCCAGCCGTAATGACCCCAACTTTTGCGTACATTTTCACTTCTTGCGCCATATGCAAATTCTTTATATACAATCCCAGTGGCGGTTTTGTACTTTGCAACATACCCGATACACTCGCCTTTTGGTGAGTTATACCGCCAATATTTAATTGTCTTGCCCATTCTAGGCATAGAGTCTTTAGGTGCTGGATAATTTACCCACGGCGCAGGATTAGCCATTGCTATTTAACTCCATCGCATACCTTAATAAATTTATTGCGTCCGCCTCGTTATCGTCTTCCGGTGTAAATCCGTTATAACTAGCTGCTTTAATCATTTCGTCCTTGCTGGCATTCCCTTTCCCAGTCGCGAACTTTTTTATAGTCCCAACAGGTACGCCAGAATAAGGTATTTGATGATGCTCACACCATGCCGTTAAAGTCGCTAGGAATCCACCGTAAGCATGGGCAGCATCAACACCAACATGTCGGCGCACCTCCTCAAAATAAACAGCTTCTACGCCGTCTAAATTAGCTTTAATCTCAGTTAGCCACCGCTTAAACCTTAAATATCGCATCCCACCACCCTCAAATCGTTGTGGTTTAAATGATTGACTACCACTGATAATGCCACCATCATTATTTATAGCCCATCCAGTAGTAGTGCCAAGGTCTAACGCTAATATATTCATATTATCGGCTCATACTTTGATTGCATTGTTTCATCGTTCCAAAATTTAATCTCACCGTTTTCCTGCTTTACTATCCAGTCAGCTTTTCTTAGTGTGTTGCAATACGAATTGTCTTTGTAAATCTGGATGTAATCCCTAAATAGTTCTCCACGGAATCCGTTACTTTCAAGATAATCAAGTATTTTATCCGTGTTATCACCTATCCACTGAATACATTCTGCTTTTCTAGAGCGTCTGGCATGTGTATATTTCATTCCGCAACCTCTTTTAATGACATTAAAAAATTAACTGCAAATTCGTTATTCTTCACAACACTTCCATCCTTAATCGACAAAGTTCCAGATGTGGCACACCATCCGTTAGCGTTATATATTGTTCCTGTTACCGCATCCATCCAATATAGTTTCTGCGCCACGATAACAGGTGTAATAACCCTGATTGATCCTGCAATATCTGCTGTCCAAAGGTCATGGTCGGCAATCCATCGTTCTTTCTTATCCTTCTTTGCGCCGGGAAGGAATACATCCATACTTCGCACACAAAACCCTTCTTCGCCCGGCGTTTTAGCAACTGCTTTTGTTTTAATCATTGCTTCTCCCATTTGTCACATCCCTTTGCCACTTCCAAATCCCTGTTATGCCCTTCGCCGATTAACTTTCTATGCAAACCACACCACCAGCGAGCCATCATGCATAACTTGCTCGTCTTGGATGGTGTGTAGCGTCTGTGTTTACAGGTGGAGCATTTATTATTCAATAGGAACATCGCGCCACTCAGCCACGCCTGTCTCTATGCATTCCCATGCTTGCTGCAATACCAGATCATACTTTCCATATACTGGTTCTGAGCGATAAGAATCTTCCGTCTGCTTTCTCCAGCGCAGCATATTGCTACACCTGAATGTCTTTGTTGCCACCTTACCTTGTGATGATAATTGACGCAAAATCCAAGCTTTTTGTGCTTCATCTCTGTCTCTATCTGCCAACTTTATGTTGCTGCCATTACAAAAATTGTTTGAATCCGAGATTGTCATATAAATCTCCTTTTCGCTAGTTTAGTAGATATTTCCAATATTCTTCGTTTGTTTTCTTCAATCTGCTCCGGTGTCAATCTGTGAACAATCTGCAATTTATTAACTTCTGGCCTGTACGTTTTGCAAAGTGCTAAAAACTGCCCTTGTGTCGGCGGGTTATTGCTTGTATCAAGTTTTGCAAGATCAATCCCATGTTTTATAGCTCCCATAGAACATCCTTGCAATGCGCCTGCCCAATCTTTCCACACGGCCTGCATATCCTGCTCTCGCCATAAATCAGCCTGCCTTTTCCCATAGGCCATTGCCAAGCTTTGGAATATCCTCTGCACTGCCTCCAATTGCTTGTTTATTGGTAATGTCGATAATCTTGTTTCCAGTTCCATTGTTTTCTCCTAATGGTGCAAATATTTGCCTCATAGTGTCTGAAATTGAATCATGATGACTCCTTGGCCTATTAACAATCGCTTGCGGCTCGTCATGCCATCGCCCTTGATTAATATACGTTAACGGATTTGGGATGTACCTACCATCGTCTGTTAACCACTGGTCTGACTTTGATTGCCATAACAACGCTACCAGAACATCATCAATTGGCGGTTTATTTTTTATCCAAGCTTTTTTTGCTGCAATTTTTCCGGATTTTTTTGGGTAGGCATCCCAAAATCTGTCGAATTCATCACCGTCATGCACAGAGGGTTTAGGTTTTAATGGTTTATAGTTAGTGGTTAGTGGTTTATGGTTAGTGGTTAGGGTTACGGTTGGGTTATTTTGGGTTAGCGTTTGGTTATTTTCTGAAACCACTTGGGTTATTTTGGGTTTCGTTTGGGTTTTTGGCCTGCCACCTAACTTGCCATTTTCCTTGTTTTTATCGCACTGAGCATGATATTCACAAATATCATCGTCAATCCGCTTGTGATGCCACCCGTTTTCACACTCAGAAAAGAAGTCTTGAAGAACATTTTGTACATTATTTTCTAATTCAGAACCCAAACATAACCGTCTGGTAACCACTTGGGTTATTTTGGGTATTGGCTTTTCATCTAAATAATACCAGTCGATCAACGTTCGATAGATATAATGCTCTATCGGAGTTAAGTGCATGGTATCTTTACGATAATCAGCTATGTTGAATTGATAGTAATGCATCTACTTCACCATTACCATAACAATTGGTGTCCATGCAGCAATGCACAATATAAAAATACCAAGCCATGCCCAACCGATAAATGTTATTCCGATATATGTTTTCATCATAACTCCTTAATTTTTTGTGGCTTGTTAGCTTTGTTCTTATACCGATTGAATAATTTTTGATTATCCAAGTATATTTGTGGCGGTATGCCAAGCCGTAACCAGTTATGAACTCTTTGTTTTGAGAAGCCGAAACGCTTTGCAACAGCACTAACTCCGCCCATGCTATTGATTATCTTGACATGCTCAAGAATGTCTTTAATTTTCTTCACTTCCACCTCCAATTTGTTATTGACAACACGAGCATAGTAATACAGAATAAAAAGAAAAGTCAAATGTAGTTTTGAAGAATAAAAATAATTATTTTGTAAAATATGTTTACTTTTCTAAAAAAGTGTTTTATTATGCGTCGAGTTGCAGTAGTAATTAATATAACTTATTAAATGGAGATAAAAATGGCTAAGATATTATCTGTAACAGCACAATTAAAACAATTAAAGGATCAATTAGCAAAAGCTGACTCAAGCAATGTTGATTTGGAAAAACAATTGCAATCATCTCGGGCAGCTAATGACTATACACGTAATTTATGTAATGAACATGCCGCCACAATAGAGCAAATACATCAAGTACTCGACGCTTTACCAAACAGCATTGCAAGAGAAAGCGAAGGCGAAAACTCTTGGGATAGAGTTAAGCGATCACCTGCTACTCGTCTGGCCGCATGGTTGGTTGTATGTAATTCATAAAATTATGATGCGTCATCAATTACACCAAAGGGGTAAACATGAGAACTTACGATCCACTGCTTGATGATGATTACAGCCCATTCGGACATAAAGATCGCCAGCTGCCATGGGGCAGGTATGTTTACTTCAATCTTGATGAAGCTATTACCAACCTAACCGATGCACAATGGAAAGAATACAACGATATGTGCGTAGCGATTGAACATTGCAAAGAGACAATTGCTGAATGCAAAGATTGCTTACATAAATCAGTTAAACAAGAAGTTTTGAAGACAATGCAATCCGACTGCCATGAACACTTGATGAAATTAGTTAAAAATTACTGGGTTGAAACTAAAAAGAGATTGGAAGATTAAATGATAACCACAACATTAAACAGGATTAAGGAATGCAGGCCATGTCAAAATGGATGGAGGAAATTACTTAATCACCTGGGCAAAACAGAAGCTGACGACGAACCGTTGCCGTTTTCCGTGATTGTTGAATCAAATGGACTAGATGATGCGTTATGGTGCTGTAGAGCAGAACCGCAATACGCACGAGTATGGAGGTTATACGCTGTATGGTGCGCTAGACGTGTTAGTCATTTATTGACCGATCCGCGAAGTTTAAACGCGCTTGATGTGGCGGAACAACACGCAAACGGGAATGCAACTGACGCAGAATTGGATGCTGCGTGGGATGCTGCGTGGGATGCTGCGGAGGCTGCTGCGGAGGCTGCTGCGTGGGATGCTGCGTGGGATGCTGCGGAGGCTGCTGCGGGGGCCGCGGGCCGCGGGCTGTGTGTAGCGAGGGATGCTGAACGTGAGGCTCAAAAAATTGAGTTCCTGCGTATAGTTGGAGGATTAAATGACTGAACCAGATCGTGATGATAATAGTAGATGGCAAGAAGAACAGGAACAAGAACAAGAACAAGAACAAGAACAACAGGAGAATAAATAATGGCTGATTTGAAATTTACAACAATGCGCGACCCAATACCGCCAAGGCTAATTAACAAATTACCAAAGCCTACAAAGCAACAAACTGACGAAGTTAAGGCAGATTATAAAAAAGGTATTCGTTGCGATATTTGCGGTGGCTGGCATCATCCAAAAGTGGTTCACTTGGATTACTTTGGTCATGCTGCTCTTACATCTATGTTACTGGATGTAGACCCAAACTGGACATGGGAGCCATTAGCATTGGGGCAAGATGGATTGCCTGTAATAGATAAGGATGGGGGGATGTGGATTAAACTAACTGTGCTAGGTGTTACTAGGTTAGGTTATGGAGATGCACAAGGCAAGACTGGTGGTGATGCTATGAAAGAGCGCATTGGAGACGCTTTGCGTAACGCTGCGATGCGATTTGGTGCTGCTTTAGAGTTGTGGCATAAAGGGGACTTGCACGGAGAAGATACAGTGGCAATTGAACACATAACAGACGACCAAGTAACTGTGATAGATGATCTAATAAAAGAAGTGAAAGCAGACAAGAAAGCGTTTCTTGAATGGCTGAAAGTTGAAAGTTTGGACCTGTTGCCAGCAGCAAATTATCAAAAGTATATTGATGCACTTAAAAAGAAAAAGGAGGCAAATAAATGAGTAATACAATTGAATTCAATGAATTTAACAAGATTCCTCGTTGGTCGCGGAACATAGTAATAACAGAAAAAATTGATGGAACAAATGCAAGTATTTTTATTGGTGATAATGGTGAATTTTTAACTGGTAGCCGTACACGCTGGATTACACCAGAGAATGATAATTTTGGCTTTAGCAAATGGGCGCACGATAACAAAGAGGACTTGCTAACTCTTGGAGTTGGTCATCATTTTGGGGAATGGTGGGGTTCTGGTATTCAACGAAAGTATAACCAAGATAATAAGCGGTTTAGTCTATTTAATATATCTAAATGGAACTCAACAAGACCAATGTGCTGTGATGTTGTTCCTGTGCTTTATTGCGGTATATTGGACGAAAAGGCTATTAATGAATCTATTGAAATCTTACGAAGAAACGGAAGTTTGGCCGCGCCCGGATTTATGAACCCAGAAGGGATTGTGATATGGCACGTCGCTGCACGACAATATTTCAAAAAAACCATAGAAAAGGATGATGCGCCAAAAAGTGTTGCTGAGCGTATTTTAATACAAAGGATATAACATGAACTTATACGAACTAACACAACAGCAACTAGAGTTAAAGCAGCATCTCATGGGAATGAATTTGGATGAGCAAACAATAACTGATACTCTCGAAGGCTCATCACTTGAAATATCCAAAAAGATTGAAAATTACGGTATTGTACTGCGTGACAGAGAATCGTTCGTTGATGCTATTGCCAAAGAGATAGAACGACTAACAGAACGTATGAATGCTGAGAAGAAGCGGATTGAACGCACAAAGAATTGGCTATTATCAAGCATTGTTGCTCTTGAAATTAAACAGATAGAATGCCCATTGTTTACGATTGCTGTACAGGATAATCCGCCCAGTGTTGATGTATATAACGACAAACTTATACCAGCCGAATATATGCGAGTACCTGAACCTAAACCGCCAGTGCCTGCACCAGACAAGAGATTGATATTGGCTGATCTCAAGGCTGGCAAGGAAGTTGCTGGATGTGTTCTAAAAAAAGATAAAAGGATAGTGATTAAATAAGGAGAATAAATAATGCGATTGTATTTAGGCACTCCAAGCTGGGGATGGAAAATGTACGGTATAGGATCTAAGAGCAAATGGTTTTTTGGTGTTTCAATTAGAAGATAGGAGAACAAACAATGAAATTTGCACAAGAAAAGACAGAATTTAAACCAGTCACGATAACTTTTGAAACTATAACCGAATTGAATGTGTTTTGGGATTTGATACGGTCTACCAACTGCGTGGCAAAGTTTGGTTCAAGCACATCGGATGACATACATAGAATGTCAGAGATGAGAAGTGCGATCAACTCTTGGCTAACTAACGAGGCTCAATTTTAAAGGAGAATTAAATGTCAGTAAATAAAGTGATTTTAGTTGGAAACTGCTGCAAAGACCCTGAAACAAAGTACATGACAAACGGTGAAGCAGTTACTAATCTAAGTATAGCAACAAATGAAAAATGGAAAGATAAGGCTGGCAATAAACAAGAAAAGGCAGAATTTCATAACTTGGTGTTCTATCGCCGCTTGGCTGATGTGGCAGGCGAATATCTGCGCAAAGGGTCGCAGGTCTACATTGAGGGGAAGATTCAGACGCGCAAGTGGCAGGATAAAGAAGGCAAAGATCGGTACACGACTGAGATTATCGTTAATGAATTACAAATGATCGGAGGCAAGCAGGATGGTGGGCAGGCTGTTAATACACCACCAGATAAGGCTGAGAAGCTATATCAACATGCGGCAGGCGGAGATGAACTAGAGTCAAATTTGCCTTTTTAGCATATAAAAACAAAGGATAAAAATGAACATCAAAATTAAAAAGTTGCATGAACGCGCAATGATTCCAACATTCGCAACAGAGGGTGCGGCCTGTTTTGATTTATATGCGATGGTTGAGGACAGCAAAAAAGTATCAATATACAAACATAGTCCAGCCATTATTAGAACTGGATTGGCTTTTGAAATTCCACAAGGTTACGCAATGATGATCTATTCCCGCAGTGGGCATGGGTTTAAAAATGATGTGCGATTATCTAATTGTGTTGGAGTTATTGATAGTGATTACAGAGGCGAGGTTAAAGTTAAACTTGCATGTGACAATAAAGAGTTCCATGTGTGCAGCGGAGACCGTATAGCACAAGCAATGATTATTCCAGTGCCAGCAATTGAAGGCTTCCTTGTATCTAAGGAGCTATCAGAAACTGAACGCGGTGATGGCGGATTTGGTTCAACGGGTAATTAATAATGGAAATAAAAATTGTGTTAACCGGGTTAGCGTTAGTGGCAGTTTTTGGCATTTTAATATCTAGCATTAATGACCCGTCTCATTGGGTAATGAGGATACTTGTTGCCGGGTATCTTGGCGCAGTAGCAACGACAATATACGGATTTTTCTTAATTATCTGGTCATAGTTTTATTAAGGATGGAGCTTAAATGAACGAAAATTTAAATCTATCAGATGAACAATTGCGAGCATTCACTGGCAAAAAACATCGTGATAAACAAATAATGGTATTGCGATTCATGGGGATCAACTACAGGAAACGACCGGACGGTAGCTTGGCAGTGCTATGCAAGGATATTGACATGTCTATCGGCACTTGATATATACAGAAAATACAGCGATGAATACAATGCTAAAACTGGCGAATGGCTAGAAAAGAAATGTAGTGATGCTGAATGCGAATTTTGTAAAGAAAGACCAGAGAAAGCTATTTTGCGGCATAAATTCCATAAATAAGGATTGGAAAATGAAAAAGACAATAGCAATGCATGAGCAATATCGGAAAGTGTTGGAACAGTTCTACCCGACAACAAACATTGATGTTATGGCTGAAATGCTTAACCTTGAGCAAAGCCAAATACACCGGATGGCATTTAAGTGCAAGATTAAGAAGGCAGAAGGATTTAAACGTAGTAAGAAGCCAAGAGTGCCAGCAAAGACCAAGAAATATGCTGATTTAAGCAATCAACTTTCCAAATTTGTTGAATTATTTGAAGTGCATGTGACTGCTTTAAAAGATAGTGGATATGCAAGTTTAGCGACAATAGCTGAAACTATATTAACAGAATGTTACAAGACAGATAAGTTGCCAAAACTTGAGTATTTGAAGCGTCATGTGGTTATCACCTAAGGAGTATATATGCCAGACATTTCAATGTGCCTGAATAAACAGTGCGAAAGCAGAACAACTTGCTACCGCTTTACAGCAATTCCTAGTGAGTATCGGCAGTCGTATTCAGACTTCCAGCCAGCAGATGGTGAAGATAAATGTAGAGAGTATATACCGATTAGCGTAACGAAAGGAGATAACGATGCGAGATAGCGAAGCAGCAGAATTTTATTCTAGACGAACAAAAGAAGAAAACGCTTTGCGGGAAATGCTCTTTATGCAGCATAGTCATAACGGATCAAACGCATGTCTATACGGGGATGATGGAGAAATGCAATGTGGAGTTTGCCTTTGTGATTTTGTGCGAGACTCAACTGAAGTTTTGAAGCAGAAAATTTATGTTCATAAGATGCGTGAATTAGCGTGTACGGGCACGTTCGTCACTACCCTCTTGGAAGATGGCAGGGTGTCCGTTAGACGCATCCCGATAGAAGACTATGTAAAGGAGCCACAAAAAGAAAGAATAATTGATGAGATAGCCAGTATAGGCGCAACCATCATCGGAAACATCGAAGAGCGTGACGCGGAGGTTTAACTATGAGCTTTACCATAACAGAAACAGGCAAAGTTTTATCTGAAACAGAACAAGGAATTTCCATGCCAGCGGACTACAGCTTTGCAACGGTTAATGGCTTTGTACATGGCATTGATGTACATTTTGAAGACTTGGTTAATCTTTGCCTTGGGATGGCTGACTATATAGATAAGATGAAGCGCGGTGAATTTATATGCACCAAATGTGGCCTTCGGAAAGATTCCGAACAAAGGGAAGGATATGACTTTTGATAAAAAACCCACAATGGTGCGCTGATCTTACTGGTAGCGTTGGGGGTGTTGTTGAGTGATTATACTATGTCTATCTGGCATATGTAGCCATTGCTTAAAGTTATTTGGCAATGGAGTGAATACGCAAGAAGCTGGCCTTGTTAATATGCCGAAGCCAGCACTTTACTTAATTTAACAGGAGGAATCATGCGTAAATTATTAGTTCTATTCGTACTTGCTTTAACTTTCCAAACTGCTCACGCGGCATTGGAAATATACGATCCGGCAACAGGGAAATATCTTGGAAATCTAAACGGCAACCAGTATGACCCGAACTCTGTTAACAATCCGTATGGGCAGTATGGTTCGCGTTATAGCCCTGATAGTATCAATAATCCATATGGTCAATACGGTTCAAGATATAGCCCTGATAGCCCAAATAACCTTTACGCCGCGCCTTCGATAAGGTATGATAATAGGCGTTAATGTTTTCGAGTCGTTAGTGTAACGGTAACACGCCGATCTCCAAAATCGGTAATGAGAGTTCGATTCTCCCACGATTCGCCAGTACCAAGACGCATGAGAATTCTTCGCGAGTGAGCACCCGGATCGCGACCAAGAAATTAGCGGGAATTCTCAGCCGTGTTGGTGAATGCGTAGGCCGAGTTGTAAAGAATTGCTTGACAACTGCTACGGAGTCTCAAGCACAACAGGCTCACTCTCCGACATTGCAGCAGTAGCACCAAACATTCTGAGCGCAATATAATGTGCTTGCGCTCTAGGATGTGGCATTCCATCTTCAATACAAACTCTGCGATACGCACTATCCGCTTTCTCACGATAAGACATATCAACGTAACCTTGCCGAATTAGCTGATAGTAAGCATCGTGGATTAGAGACGCTCTCATGCTGTCTTGTGTTTGAATGGCTGGCCCACTTGCGCCGTCCCATGAGTAACCAGATCGAATAGTTAGATCCCCATTGTCATCAAGCGCAATGTACTCAGTATCAACTAATGGCTTGCTTGGTAAAATATCACCATGGAAGTATTCATTCTCCACCAGTTGATATTTGTAACCTGATTTGTATTTCATTTAAACAGCGAATTTATATCAGTATCGCCACTTGGCAGGCAAGCTGACTTAGCAATTGGCACAAACTCAGGATGGCGGATCACTGCCCCCACCGGAACGGAACAAATTGCGGCCTCGATAGCTTTGACATAATTGTCATTCGCCGCTCGCGTATTAGCAATAGTAGTTTCTTCATAGCCAGCAATCGTTGGGTTTAAAGTTCCGCATCCTGTTAGTATTAGAGCAATACCGATTATCCATAATTTCATTCCTACTCCTTTTTTTCTATTGGTTGAGATTGAGCAAGTAGATCAGTTTTTCTGTTGCTTTCATTGCTTGAATTAAACCAATACCCAACTGCCAGCGCAAGGATGCTTAATGAAGCAGTGACAACTTGAGTTCGAAGATCGCTATCCTTAAAGTCATCAATCATCATTACGCCGATCATAATTAACGATGATATTGTTATAGTTAAAACTGTCAAAATATGTACAAACTTAACATTTTTGATGATTTCCAGTAGTTTTGCAGTCATTTTTTACTCCTATCTATTTATTTAAGTTATATGAATGTATGGCTGGTTTTTGCTGATTTTTGATACACATGTACAACAAAGTAATTTAATCACGTTAAATCGCCATTAAATCGCTTAATAAATAAGCAATTATCATCTTCCACCCATTGCCATGATAAAAAGTCTGTTGAACCATCCTTTGCCATATATATCGAAGTTTTTTGTGTCGATATATCTTATTGCACGAAGCGTCATGAACTTTGCACATTCTTTATTGGTTGAGTTTTTTGCAGCAGCTAAAGTTATCTTTCCGATTTCACCATCAACCTTAACTCCTAGTGCTTCTTGCATCATTTGCCTTGCAGGAACTACTCCTTGATTGACCGCAGCATCGAAAACAAGATGGCTTAACGGGTCAGGTAATTCATCACCGGAAACAGCATCCCAATAATCTGCCCGATAAATTGCTTTAGCTTGGTCGAGAGTTAGATTTTTAATATCTACATCAGGATATGATCTTTTGCTAATTCCGAATTTTGTTGCACCGCCAGGGTCTTTTGGATCGTCAACATATCCGCCTTCGACACTTACGACTTTTGCAAAAGCAAACTCAAAGCTGCCCTTCATTAATATCCCCTCTCGATTAGTCTATCAATTTTCTTATTTAGCTCCTTGATACTTTCTTTCAGTTCTTCCGCCTCTCTCATACGTTCTTCTTTAAGATGGGCAATTTCTGTCATATTGGTAGCGATAGTAGTTTTAATATCTGAAGCCCAGTTGAACACTGCTACTATTGCGCCTATCGTGGTTAGTATATGAGCAACATTTATAGTTGTATCAAAAGACCGCTTTCTTCGATCAATAGTTAGTTCGTCGTCATGTTCGCTCATGTATCACCTTTGTTATGGTATTAATGTTGCGCGTAGTGCTTCGATTTGTGAATCAATATCCGCGATAACCTGCGCTGGCGTTTTCGGCTGACCGGATGGGCGAGACACTGGTGTATTTGAGCGCAGAATAAAATCTCGCATCAGTCGTGGAGTTACCTTAGATTCAAGCGAGGTGATCTGCGCTTGTATACTGCCGTTAGTATTTTCTTTTACCCGCTCAGGTGAATTGATAACAGCCAGCTCCTCGGCGGTATGGTTGCGTGTTGTTTCCACGCCAGTCATTGCATTAAATTCCCTAATCATTTTCACTCCCAAGTTACTGTCAACGCGCCATTATCGAAGGTATCCACCCCACCTGTGGTAGTAAGGCGTACTCTATCTAAAACACCAGTTAAAGCTTTAGTGCCAGCAAGTGTCCACATCGCCGCAGAGTTACCTTTTGCGATAAGCCCTGTAGCTATCCACGATGTTCCAGTAAATGTTATAATCACAATACCTGTTACAAGTTGCGCTGCTGCGGTATCGTAGATGCCAAAACCATCGGAAATATTTCCAGTGGTAGCACCTGCACCAAGTGCAGTAGACGCACCTCCATAACCAGAATTAGAAACTCCACTCGCTGTTCCCAATTGAAACCTGTACGGACTTGTTCCAGTAGAACTTACGTCGTTAAGTATTATTGTTATGCGCTTCACCCACGGTGGAATCCCAGTAACGTCGATCGACGTTCCGCTTGTTGTTGCAACCGTTGCGCTTGTTGTGATTCTTGATGTAATAATCTTATTCCCGCCAGCTCCTTGAATTGCTGAAGGTGCAGTAGCCCATGTACCAGCAGTCGCTTGCGTAGATTCGACATAGCCAATCACTCGATAAGCCACATTTGTTCGTGCAGTAGTTGAATAGACTACGGTTGCACTATCCGCTGCTCCCGCGCCACCCTCAGCGGTTGTACTGATTAATCCTGTTTCGTCCAGCACTAATCCAGACGCAATATTTACAACAGCCAGTTCAATCGTTCCCGCGTTATTCAATGCCAGTACAGCTAACCTTGAAAGTTGTGCCGATGTAGTGCCAAGTGTCGAACCGCTTGAGATAACCAGATTAGCAGGTGTTCCAGATACTTTAGTAACTGTTCCACTACCCGCAGTAGTTGACCTAAAATCCAGCGATAAAGCAGATGCACTTATGGTTAACGCGCTACTACCGACAGATGCAGAAATAGGCTGAATTTCTCTTACGCCAGTAGTTGTCCCAGTTCCTCCTTGTGCAGCAGATAACGGTGTAGTTAATCCAGTTAGAGAAGTAATATCCGAGTTAGCACCAGACCGTGCTACGTTAGCATCACTAACAGCCGTGTTTAA